ATGCTGTTCTTGGTCGCACACACGATCGTGGACACATGAGCCCTGCGGGTAACAACACCGTCAATGATGCCGTCATGTCAGAGTCGTTTTTCTTGAGCAACATGGTGGCACAGGTGGCCAACAACAATCGCGGTATTTGGAAACAGTTGGAAACTTGGGAACGTGATTGGGCCACAGCACCTGGCACAGATTTCTATATCATATCCGGCGGTATCTTTGATCCAGGACACCCTGTTGTCGGTAATGGCCTAGGCGTGCCGACCCGTTTATACAAAATCATCATTGAAAAGAATAGTCAAAAAGTCCAGGCCTACTTGATGCCAAATGGGCCACTACCTGTGGCAGACTTGCCTAAATATCAAGTTCCAATGGCCGCCGTTGAGCAAGCCACAGGCATGCGTTTTAATTTAGGGCAGTAATTAAAATTGCCATAAATTAATACATGGCATTGACCGAATCAACCTTAGTTAAAACACCATACAAGAAGACAGCTTTCACGGATCAACAACTACAGGAGTTTGTGGCCTGTGCTGATCCTGTAACAGGTCCGCAATATTTTCTTGATAACTTTTTTCATATACAGCATCCGGTCAAAGGCAAGATGCTGTATCATCCGTTTGACTATCAAAAGCGACTGATAGATACCTATCACAACTATCGCTTCAGTATCAGCATGATGCCGCGACAAACCGGTAAGAGTACCAGTGCCGCTGGCTACTTGTTATGGGTGGCCATGTTCCGTCCTGACAGCACAATCCTTATTGCTGCGCACAAATACACTGGCTCACAAGAGATTATGCAACGTATTAGATATGCTTATGAGTTATGTCCAGACCATATCCGTGCCGGCGTTACCAGTTACAACAAAGGCAATCTAGACTTTGAAAACGGATCACGTATTGTTTCGACCACTACAACTGAAAATACCGGTCGTGGTATGAGTATATCCTTGCTATACTGTGACGAGTTTGCGTTTGTTCGTCCTGGCATTGCCAAAGAGTTCTGGACCAGTATTGCACCTACACTAGCAACTGGTGGTAAGGCAATTATTACATCAACACCCAACAGTGACGAAGACCAGTTTGCTCTGTTGTGGAAAGGTGCTCTCAAGTGTGAAGATGAGTTTGGTAATCCAACAGATTTGGGCATCAACGGATTCAGAGCCTATCGCAGTTATTGGAATGAGCATCCAGACCGTGATGAAAAGTGGGCCAGCGAACAGCGAGCACAACTGGGCGACGATCGTTTTCGCCGTGAAATGAATTGTGAATTTGTTATAAATGATGAAACACTTATAGCACCAACTAAACTATTAGATTTGCAAGGGCACGAACCCTTGTATAAAACTGGCCAAGTTCGTTGGTATCAGCGCCCCAAAGCAGGCAGAAGTTATGTAATTGGACTTGATCCTAGCCTAGGCACTGGTGGCGATGCTGCCGCCATACAAATATTTGAAGCAGAAACCACAGAACAAGTGGCCGAGTGGCGTCATAACAGAACACCCATACCTGAGCAGGTTCGCATTTTAGCGGCTATTTGTGCTCACATCAACGAAACAGTCAAGGACCCACAAAAAATATACTACAGTATAGAAAACAACACCATTGGTGAAGCTGCACTGATCAGCATTGATGAATATGGTGAAGAAAACATACAGGGCTATTTTCTAAGTGATCCACACGCACCTGGCGGCAATAGAAGATACCGCAAAGGATTCAACACTACAAATAAACCTAAACTGGCTGCCTGTAACAAATTAAAAACTCTAATTGAGTCCGGGCGCATGAAGGTACGCAGTTCAAGTCTGGTCAGTGAACTTAAAACATTTATAGCCGCAGGCGCAGGATATGCAGCCAAAATAGGTGAAACTGACGATCTAGTAATGAGCACAGTGCTGACAGTGCGTATGCTACAACTGTTACAAACCTACGATACCAGCATAGATACCCAGCTGAGAGACCATGGAGATAACATAATTCCGCCGATGCCATTCATCAGCGTACGGCGCTAAATACACTACTATGGCAGATATTACACCCGCTCGAAAATTATTTGATCTACTGGTCAGCAGAGATTTTGACCCAGAAATGCTGGACAGTAGCGGCAAGCCTGCAGCTGATCCTGCAGAAACTGAAATATACAGTTTTGACTTCCGTGCCCAAAGCGGCAAAGATTATGGCACAGTGGTAATCATGCTGGGCGATGACAATGACCTTGAAGTGTATTGTTCAGACAATGTGGGCCGCAGTATGGAAGGCAACGACAAAAACGACTGGTTCGCTTTCTTAGAACAGTTGAAAAACTTTGCTGTTAGAAACTTCATGACGTTTGGCATCAAAAACTTGAATCGCCTGCGTTACAGTATGCAAGGTCAAGCAGCCATCAAAGAAGGCCTGTTTGAATCGTGGACGGGCAACCGCACCACCAGCTGGAACGGTGCGCCCACTGAAGCTAGACTGATGATTCGTCACAAAAAGAACATAGCCGAAGGTGATGCCCGTTTCCGTTACATTGAAAGCCTATTTATTGAAACAGCCGACAGCGAGCGTTACAAGTTGCCGTTCAAGAGCTTGACTGGTGGCCGTGCCATGCTAGAACATGTGCGTCAAGGTGGGCGTCCTTACGATGCCAGAGGTAATCATATTGCTGAAATGGTCACAGAATTAAATGTATTGAGTCGTTTCCGCAGAGCCAATCAAGGACAGATCTTCGAAGGCGATACTCAACAATTAGTAGAACAAGTCAAAGAATATCAATCAAACTTGCAACGCAGTCTCAAAGGCATCAGCAGCCGTACTGGATACACCGCATATTTTGAATCATGGAGTCCGGCTGAAATTTCAGAACAGGATGTAGTGATTGAAAGTTTAAAGAATCTTTTTGTCAAGCAAAGCATTGACACAAGAATTGAGTCAGCATTACCTTTGCTGGCCAAAATACAACAACAAGGAACTGAAATGAAAGAAGCCAACATATTTGAAGCCTGGGTCGAACGACTTGCAGAAGGAACTTGGGCGTTGCCAGATACTCCAAAAAAGCAAGACCAATTGATTGAACTATTGAGTACGGATTTGCCAGTGGGTGCCGATGCTACCAATGCCACTGAACAACTGTACGACCTTGTTGGCGATGACGAGTTATTTGACCAGTTGGGCGAACTGGCTGAGCGAGATGCCAACGCAGATGCACGTCAAGTGATAATGGATCGACTACAAGAACTCAGTGACTTTCCTGAAGTGCGTAAGGTGTTGGATCAATTGCAGATTGATGCTACTGCTGAAATGAATCCGCCCGAAGCAACTAATCCTGCTGATCTTGAACCACCTGCAGAACAAAAAATGGCGGAAGGTGTTCGTACCGAGTCTGCCGAGTTGGCAAAACAATATGGCTGGGCATACAACCAAGGTGAGTACGGAGCATCAATGACGCATCCAAAATTTGGTCGTATTTCGCTTAGTTCTCCAGTGACTAGTAGGAGCGGAGATACCGCAGTTGAACGTGAGTGGACACATAATAATGCCAGTGGTATTGGTGACAGATCATTAGCACAGCATTTGCAAAGTTTAAAAGAACAAGGTGTGGCGGAAGGCCTTGATGCTATTCGACGAGCCGCCGGGTTAACTGAAAATGTTTTAACTGACAGCACAGGTTCAACCTTACAACACATACTTGACACATTCAAACGTGATGTTCGAGACTTTAAAGAAACCGGTGAAGTCAGTGACGAACTACATAATGCCTTGTATGACTACTACTTTGACGACATGCCATACGGCACAAAGAAAGCTCGTGACGGTGACCCATACGAATGGGTAGCAGACCGTTTCGGTGCAGACCTGGGTATCGACGGCTATGGCGGCAACAGTCCTGGCATGCCAGATTCTGATTACGGAATGGAACGCGAAAGTGTAGGTGACTATGCTGACGAATATCAAGACTCGCTGTCGGGCATATTGAAGATTGCTGGTGTTCCTGCACAAGAACGTCCAGCACCGCAGTATGATCACAGTGACATGGACGAAGGCACATTCCCTAATGGTTCATTTAAACCAAATGTTCCAGCCGCATTAGTTGGTGCAGGAACTGGTGCATTAATTGCAGGCCCTGCTGGTGCAGTTGCTGGCGGTGCATTGGGTGCAATGACCGATGAAAACGATATTGTGCAAAATTCAAAAAAATTAACTGATGGATGGAAAGGTACCTTGGCTGGCAGTGCAGCTGGAGGAATAGCAGGTGATATGGCCGGTACAGCAATAGGTCCAGCTGCTGGCGCGGCACTAGGTGGTGCCGTTGGCGGACTTCCGGGAGCCATAGCCGGTGGGGCAATGGGTGCAGTAGCCGGCGGACCGATAGGCGGTGCAATTGGCGGTCTAGCCGGTGGCAAAATTGGTGACAAACTGGGTGGTCCAGAAGAAACCGACGAAGACTCCTCTACTGGCGCAGTAGTCAAAGGTGCAATGAAGGCAGCTACACAAGGTCTTGGTGATCTAGTGAGTAGTGGCGGAAAAGAACTTGCTAAACATATGATTTACCAAGAAACCGACCAAACCGACGAAGCGATCGATCCTGCCAATCCTAGAGATTATGAACGTCCAGCCATACAACGCAAAGGCCAAGCGCCATTGACCGCCAAGGACATTGAGCAAAAAGATCGCAAAGCCGAATTTGATTACCATCAACGTGCTCACGGCCGGCCACATCCGGACTCTGTAGCCGACGAAAGCCGTTCAGCCCTAGCTGGCCAATACGGACATAGTGGCAAAATGAAAGAAGTCAGCAAAGACATCAGCTTTTTGGACCGACTCAAAGAACTGTCTGGAATGAAGAAGTAATTCTACAATTAGAACAACCGCGTCATAAATACACTTGACGCTGAGAACTAAAGCGTATATACTAACCCTAGTGTATGCGCTTTTTACATTGGCATCACAGGCAACTCGATCTAAATTTTTAGATAGGCAACATAGTAACTAAACTTTGAAAGGCAACTAACTATGGCATCATTAGCAGACATCCGTGCGAGACTCGCACAATCAGAAGGTAACAAACAAGGCGGCAACTCCACAGGTGGTGATAATGCAATTTATCCACACTGGAACATGGAAGAAGGCGCATCCGCAACACTCCGATTCCTCCCAGACGGCAACACTAAAAACACATTCTTTTGGCAAGAACGAGCAATGATTCGTTTGCCATTCAATGGCATCAAAGGTGAAATGGAATCCAAACAAGTATATGTCCAAGTCCCCTGCGTGGAAATGTGGGGCGACACTTGCCCAGTGCTGACCGAAGTTCGCACTTGGTTCAAAGACAAGAGTTTAGAAGAAATGGGTCGTAAGTATTGGAAAAAGCGCAGTTACATTTTCCAAGGCTTTGTGCGTGAAAATCCCTTGGCTGATGACAAGACTCCAGAAAATCCAATCCGTCGTTTTATCATTGGTCCTCAGATCTTTACCACTATCAAAGGTGCGTTAATGGATCCTGAATTGGAAGAATTGCCAACCGACTATTTGCGTGGCTTGGACTTCCGTATTAGCAAAGGCTCCAAAGGTGGCTTTGCTGACTACAACGCCAGTAAGTGGGCTAGAAAAGAAACAGCACTCACCGAAGCCGAACAAGCTGCAATTGAAAAGCATGGTCTGTTCGACTTGAGCACATTTATGCCCAAGAAGCCCGGCGAAGTTGAACTCAAAGTGATCAAAGAAATGTTTGAGGCATCAG